GTTTTGCAAGTTCAGCTTCAATATCTACACTTTCTAATTCTACAATAGCTCGCCCAATCTTCTCTAAATCTGCGGTATGTTGAGTGTTCCAAGCACTTTGTCTTGTTAGTAACCCGTCAATACTTACTTGAATTTTTTCATTAGATTTCTTAGAAGCTTCTATGTTTGCACTTTCTTGTAGAATTTTATCTTTAGTTTCTCTAATAAATTCTTTAAGTGTTTCTGCTTTTTCACTAAGCAATGTGATACCTAGTAACTGCTCAATAATAACACGTTGATCATTTGCCCGCATGGACAAGAACGGTTCTGTATAAGTGTTTAACGCTACAATATGTTTGAACATATCGTGGCTCATGCCCAGCAGTTCGTCCAAGTCTTTTTGCGTTTCTCGCATATCACCTTGGCTGTCATCTGTTTCTTCGCCTTCTTGTTCTTGGTCATTAACAAAGAACTTCATAATAGTTGGTTTGCGCCCACGTTCAACACGATAGTCTGTACCATCTTTTTCAAATGCTAGTGTAACTAGCATATTCTTATTGTTAATCTTATTAATAAGATTGTCTTTTTTAATATTAGTAAGAGCAGTACCAAACAGCGCAAAACTTAGCGCATTGACAATAGTAGTTTTGCCAGTGCCATTACGACTTCCACTATCATCGCCGCCTTGGTCTAGGTTTTCACCCAGTACAAGTGTTAGATTTTCTTGTGAAAAATTTACAGCTTGGGTTTGATTACCCACGCTCATAAAGTTTTTTACTGTTAATTCTTTTATTTTAATTGTCATAGGCTATTGTAAATTGCAAGCAATGTGTTTTTGTCAAACTGATCAGATTCAATATTAATAATCTGACTGCTAACAATTTGATCTACACTTTCAAATGCTTGTACATCTATATTTGTATTAATTTCAGCTTCTTTCTTTTCAGCAATTAAAGTAAGTTCACGGATATCGTAATTTGCCATGAAGTTTTCTTTAATGAAACTAGCTTCTTCGTAAGTGATATCAATATCCAATGCAACTCGTAAATGCTGTTTAGGTTTAATAATTGTGTCAGCACTGTCAATCAACTCGCTTAGTTTTAGTGTACGGAATGTAGGCTGGTTATCCCATGAGTGATATACTGGTTCCTTACCCCACTCGAGAATCATCATTCCACGCTCATCATCCCAAGTGTCCGCATAGTTGTGCGGGAACGCATTTCCAATGTAAACTACATTGCCCTGTTGCTGACGTTTATGAAAGTGTCCACTAAAAACATAGTCCGGGCCTTTCAAGTCTTCGGCTTTAAGTTCTCCATGATCCGGCATTTGAATCATAGCGTTCATATAGAACAAAGGCAATTCAAAGTGCCCAAATATATATTTGCTTTTAGATCCTTTTAAACTTTTCCATTCTTCTCCAACAAGCCATGGACATAGTGTAACATTGCCAATAGTAATAGGTTTGTGTACCACAGTAATTCCAGGAATATACTTTCCAAATTCCACCGAGTGGATATCCCGCTTATCTTTGTAATACAGATCATGATTACCAGGAAAGAAATAAAAACTATCAAAAGCCTTACCGAGCTTTTCCAAAGCCCTAAGGCTGTAATCCATTGTGGTAATATTAAGACTGTTACGATTATGATGCCAATCGCCCATAAAGATTCCTGTGTCACAGCCTTCCTCCTTTGCTTTAGCAATATACCAGTCTACAAAATCTTCGCAGTCTTTGTTATGAACACTACTATTTGACTTTAAACCAAAGTGGATATCTGTAAAACACGCTACTTTTTTGAATAAACTCATTCACTGCTTTCCTCATTGTAACGTTTTACAGCCGCCGCATGTTCTCCAGCTCCAGTACGACTGTAGCTAGGATTCATTCCGTTAATTTCTAGAATGTCATCGCGAATATTCTGGTTTCGCTTTTCAATATTAATAACACGCACAAAACTATTAGTAACAGCCGCAGTAAAATACGCAAACGGATTGTCCGATTTACTTTCATCAAATTGTAATCCAATTTGTGTTAATTGCAAAATAGCCTGACCCTTCATTTCGTCGTTGTATGTGTAGCCACGAACGTTGCCGCGAGTAGCATACCTCTCACATAATTTTAACATCATTCGTGCTAATGTGTTAGTTATTTGGCCCGCATCTTTGTCAAACTTGCCTTTTTCCAAGTCGCCTTTCCAGTGACTTTTACCGACACAAATTAATTTTTCTTGATCTTCGTCATCAAACTTCCAGTGTTGGAATGGAGGAAAGTTTACCTTGTCTCTGTGATCTGCCAAACTCTTTGGATTCTTTTTACGAGTACTATTCAATGGAATATGGTCATACGACATGACCCTAAATACCAAATCAGTTTTGGCTATTTTTTTGTAGTCTACTTCGCAGTCGGCTTGTTTGACTTTTTCTCCTGCTTTTTTACGTGTAGAGTAGTCTAAATCTCCTATGCGTTTTGCCCTATTGCGTTTGGCTTCTGCAACAGTTCGAATATTGATTTTGTCCACACTTGGCAATATAATGTCGTATTGGTGATATTCAGGTTTGGTAAAGCTACAGTATGATGTTTTGCTTCTATGTATTTCCAACAACATATCCTTGTTGTTTAGGTAGTTAACTTTCGCGGTCATTAATCAGTTCTCCAGATGTTGTATTATAAACTGCGCACATAATAAAGTCAAATAAATAGAGTATCAAAAGGAGTAATTATTATGGGCATTCAAGGCCAAGGTTTGTTATCAAGTATAGGCGCCGCACAAAACTTAATTGGCGCGGCTTCTGCTGGACTTAATACTGCCTCAAGAATTGGCAGCGCCGTAAGTACTGCTTTTAACAGTGATCCCGGCGGATTTATGAGCGCCATCCGAGCAGTAGATTTACCAGCGGCCGGCGAAGCAGTTGGTGATATATTAGGAGCTGTATCGAGCTTTGGCGGAGATGCCGCGGCAAACGATTGGCGTGTTAGGCTAAGTCTTGCTAAATGGTCTAGTTTCAATTCAAGTCCTGTGTTGAAACCGTTAAAAGAAGCAGGTGGTTTGATATTTCCATATACTCCACAAATTAATATTACTAGCGGTGCATCTTATACTAAGATTGATACTACGCATACAAACTATACATTCCAGGCATTTAAAAATAGCGATCCAGGTACAATAACTATTACAGCACCAATGTATGTGTCAGACCCTACTGAAGGTCTTTACTGGATTGCCATGGTGCATTATTTACGAAGTTTAACCAAAATGTTTGCAGGAAATGATCCAAAGGCTGGTAATCCTCCTCCGATAGTTAACTTAAACGGCTACGGAAATTATGTGTTTAAAAATGTGCCAGTTGTAGTAACACAATTTACAACTCAGCTGGACGCAAATAGTGATTACATCAGTGTAAACGTAGTTGGTAGTGCCGCAGGTGCAGTTGAAGGTATTGCAGACAGTATTGGCGGCCTTGCGGGAACCATTGGCGGCCTTGCAGGCGGTGACAGTGCGCTGGGCGGCATTATAGGAGGTGTGCAATCGATTGCAGGCGGTGTAGGACAAGTTGCAGGTTTACTTGGAACATTTGGCATTGGCGGAACAACTAGCGGCGGAGTAGCACACGTTCCTACAAAGAGTTCTTTCAGTGTAACCTTACAACCGGCATATAGTAGAAACAGTGCTCGCAATTTCAGTCTTGACAGGTTTGTCACAGGCGGTTATCTAAATAATTCATTTGGATATATTTAAAATGGCCGTCTATTACAGTAATACTAGTCCGTGGTATAATACTCCTATTAAAAATAATTATTTAGGCGTACTGTCTATACGTCCAGTGAGTGCCGACTTAGATGATTTTTTATACACTATACAAGCACAGTATGCTTATCGTCCTGATTTGTTAGCATATGACCTTTATGGAGAAGTTAATTTATGGTGGGTGTTTATGCAAAGAAATCTTGATGTTATACAAGACCCTATTCTTGATTTTGTTCCAGGAACACAAATTTATATACCAAAGGGTAGTAGTTTGAAAACTGTGTTAGGATTATAATATGCCAAGTTTTGGAGACCTGCCAGGTGCAATTAATTCTGCGACAGCCACAGTCTCGTCGGTAGCATCTGGAGTCAGTAATTTTATATCTCAAGGCCCAGCCGCCGCTCTAACACAAGTTGGTAATGCACTTACTGGAGCACTTAGTAGTCTTGGTAGTCTATTCAAACCACTGGCTGGAGTTCAACTGCCATTACCTAATCCTCTTTTTAAATATGCTACATATGATTATATTTTAGGAATATATGCGTTAGATGATGACAGTTTAAATGATCCTGATGTAGGCTACATGAAAAGTCTAATGGGGTTAAGTTGTGTTTGTAAAAGTGCAAATTCTGATCCTTTTAACCGTGTTACTACAGCGTTTGGCAAATTTGATTTCTTTATTGAAAAATTAGAAATCAACAGTCAACTAGGCATGGAAAAAGGTGATAACTCTAACATGCTTAACGGAAGTATTACTATTGTAGAGCCGTATAGTATGGGCATGTTCATGATGTCCATCCAAGAAGCCGCATGGAAAGCCGGCCAGGACAATTATTTGGTAGCACCATTTTTGTTGACTATTGACTTTAGAGGTAACACTGAAACTGGTTCAATGGTTAATATTCCTAATACTAGTCGTCGAATACCTTTTACATTTTTAAACATTGCAATGAAGGTTACTGAAAAAGGCGCAGTTTACACAGCAGAACTACAACATGCCAGTGCTAGTGCCTTAGCATCAGATGTTGCTGAATTAAAAACAGATGTATCTGTATCTGGAACTACCGTACAAGAAGCATTGCAAACTGGTGATAAAAGTTTGCAAGTTGCATTAAACAAACGTTTACAACAACTTAAAAAAGATAAAATTGTAGACGAGCCAGATCAAATTTTAATTTTATTCCCAACTGACTCGTCGTCAGAAGGGCAAGCATCAGGTGAAGGAACAGAAGATAATACTGGAGCAACTACTAGTACTAGTGCCGATAGTGTTTCTTCGGTAGCGGCCAAATTAGGAGTCACTGTTAGTGACAAAAATGACACACTAGTACAGGCAACCGCAGATTGTAATATGATTGGCAAGGCAAAAATGGGGTTTGATGAAACTAGAAAAGGTGATGCTCCTTCTGGTAAAGACAATAAAGTTTACGATAAAGATTTAAAAATTAATGTCCGTGGCAACAATACTGTTGACCCAACTACGAGCGATCTTAAATTTAGACAAAATTCAGATATCATCAATGCTATTAACCAAACAATTTTAGCTAGTGAATATGCAAAAGATTCTATGAAGAAATCTAATGTTGACGACAAAGGGTTTCGAGACTGGTGGCGCATTGATACACAAGTATATAACATAACTAGTCAAGCCAATTTAGAAACTACTGGAACTAAACCTCGTTTAATTGTATATCGCGTTGTTCCTTATAAATCTCATAGTGGAAAAATTGCCGCACCCAACTCTAAACCTCCGGGCTACGAATCAGTCAAACTTGAAGTAGTAAAAGAATACAATTATATCTATACAGGAAAAAACGTAGATATTATAAATTTTGATATTAATTGCCAACTTGGTTTTGCTGGAGCAATGTCTTCTGGGCCCGAAACTGAAACACAAGATAACAAAACAAAGGCTCAGCAAGGCTCCTCTGAAGAAAACGGAGTTACAGTTCAACCGACTGAAAAGGGGCAAGCTCCGAGTAAAAAACCAGGAACTATACCTACACAAAATCGATATTCTACTACTGATAGAAAAACTGATAGAAAAGGTGGAGGCGGTGTAGAAACACAAGAAACACGAGCTGCCAAGCAATTCCATGATGCAATGAGCAGTGGCGCAGATATGATAAATTTAGAGATGCAAATTATCGGAGATCCTTATTATATTGCACAAAGCGGAACTGGAAATTATACAGCAAAACCTTCACAATATATGAATTTAAATTCAGATAACACAGTTAATTATCAAAACGGAGAAGTAGATATTCTTATAAATTTTAGAACCCCGGTGGATATTAATCAATCAACCGGACTTTATGATTTTGGCAAATCTACTCAAAATGCTCCAGTGCTGTGTTGGAGTGGTTTATATCACTTACTAACAGTATCTAGCACTTTTGAAAACGGACAATTTAAGCAAACACTAAAAGGCAATCGTAGACCACTCCAAGATCTCGATGGCAGCGGCACTGTTACAAACGCTAGTGACAATACTGTAACTAACCCTGATGACCCTAACGGCGATGGAACTCCAAACTAATGGCAAATATTGAATCAAGCCCAATAGACTCCGGCGAAGCTAAACCCGGCCCGTTCCTTGCACGAGTAGTAAGTCACTTGGATGCAACTTACATGGGTCAACTAGAAGTTGAAATACTACGTCCTCAAGGTTCTAGCGGTGCTGAAAGTGAATTGCATCAAGTAAAATATATGAGTCCGTTTTATGGTGTAACCAGTGCGGATTTTATCGGAAAAGACCCCGACGACTATAATAGTACACAGAAAAGCTACGGCATGTGGATGGTTCCACCCGATGTAGGTACTACTGTTGTTATATTTTTTATCGATGGAGATCCAAAGCGCGGCTATTGGATGGGCTGTGTTCAAGACGAAAACATGAATTTTATGTTACCAGGATTAGCCGCCACAGTAAATGTAGTTGAAGGTGGCGATAGAGCTCCTGTAGCTGAATACAACAAACAAGTTAATTCCTCGTCTTCAGATCCTACACAGTTTAAAAAACCCAAACATCCTTTAGCTGATGTATTAGATAAACAAGGTTTATTAAAAGACGATATTAGGGGCATTACAACCAGTAGTGCCAGAAGAGAAACTCCTAGTATGGTATTTGGAATTTCTACCCCTGGTCCAATTGACAAAAAACCCGGCGCCACTCGAGGTGCAATGGGTAAACCTGAACATCGAATTCCTGATGCTTTTGTTAGTAGATTGGGCGGCACAACATTTGTTATGGACGATGGCGATGATAAGTTTCTAAGAAAGAAATCAGCCAAAGAAGGCCCGCCTGAATATGCCGCAGTTGAGCAAGGTGAAACTGATGGTGATGTTACAATTCCTCACAATGAACTATTCAGAATTCGTACACGCACTGGGCACCAGATATTAATGCATAATAGCGAAGATTTGATTTATATTACAAACAGTCGTGGAACAGCGTGGATAGAATTAACTAGCAATGGTAAAATAGATATCTATGCTAAAGACAGTATCAGTGTACACACGGAGAACGATATTAATTTTACAGCAGATCGTGACATTAATTTTACAGCCGCGGCAAATATCAATCTTAATGCCGCTACTGACATTAATCAACAAGCAGGTGCCGCATACAATGTTAAATCAGGATCAGCCGCAAAAATTAATCCAGGCGGTAATTTTGTAGTATTAGCCGCAGGAACTGATATCGACGGTGGCAATATCAACTTAAATTCTGGCGGTGCATCGGCAGCAAGTCCTGCGCCCAAAGCTTCGAGAATTCCACAAACAGAACCCTGGGCCGGACATGAGAATTTAGACCCAAAGAGTCACTCTCCAGATGCCACTAAAGCAACCCAAAGTCCAACACTGAAGACTCCAACATATTTTAAAAAATATACAACTGCAACTGACACTTTTAACAAGGTCAAAGGATCATAATCATGGCTTCAACTCTTTATAATAGACTTACGCTAACACCAGGCAAATCTGTTAGTGCAGTAGTTCCTCAAATGTATAAAGGATTCAGTACAATTGCCACTAATACTCAAAACTTTACTTTGTATGATTTTGAATTAATTAAACAGGATTTAATAAACAGTTTTTATGTACGTCAAGGCGAACGTTTAATGAATCCTGCATACGGTTGTATTATATGGGAACTGTTATTTGAGCCATTAACGGAAGAAATCAAAGATTTAATTTTGCAAAATGTAAACCAGATAATAAACGGCGATCCTCGTGTTCAAGCAGGCAATGTGATTGTTACTGCCTATGATACTGGCATACAAATAGAATGTATATTGAAGTATTTGCCGTACAATATCAGCGAAAATTTAAGAATAAAGTTTGATCAAAAGAACGGAATCACCCGTTAATTTTAAAATACGCACATAATTAGATTCAATAAATACACTTATTAGGACACATTATGAGCTCAACGGATAGACAAAATAACCTGCTTGTAGGCGAAGACTGGCGGAAAATTTATCAATCATTTAAGAACGCTGATTTCCAAAGTTACGATTTTGACAATCTACGTCGTACAATGATTGACTATATCCGTACGAATTTTCCAAAAGATTTCAACGATTACATCGAGTCTAGCGAGTACCTTGCCCTTATAGATCTAATAGCTTTTATTGGTCAAAGTATAGCATTTCGTGTTGATTTAAATGCTCGAGAAAACTTCCTAGAACTAGCAGAACGCAGAGATAGTGTGCTAAGATTAGCCCGTATGATTAGTTACAATGCTAGTAGAAATGTGCCCGCTACCGGATTGTTAAAATTTTCAACAGTTCGAACAACAGAAAATGTTAAAGATAGTAACGGAATTAACTTATCAGGACAAGTAATAACTTGGAATGATCCAAGTAATCCTAACTGGTATGATCAGTTTATCAAAATAGTAAACGCCGCACTGCCTGCTAGCCAGCAATTTGGAAATCCTATTGCACAAGGGTCAATTTACGGTATTGCTACTAGTCAGTATCGATTTAATGCTTCTAATAATAATATTCCAATTTACAATTTTAGTAAACCAGTGGCCGGACAAACAATGGCATTCGAAATAACTAGCACTACTTTTGCTGGAAAATCTTACATTTACGAAGAAGCCCCAAAGATCGGTAATCGTATTGCTTGTGTTTATCAAGACGACGGCTACGGCGCCGGTAGTCCTGCTACTGGATTCTTTTTTAATTTTACTCAAGGCACATTAAACCAAGGAGCATTTACAGTTACAAATCCTAGTAAAAATGAAACAATTGATATTAATGCACAGAACATTAATAACAACGATGTATGGTTGTATAGTTTAGATCAAACAACTGGTTTAGAAAAAACATTATGGACTAAGGTTCCTGCATTGTCAGGCAACAATGTGATCTACAATAGTTTAAGTAGCAAAATCAAAGATATCTATAATGTAGTTACCCGAGCAGGAGATACTATATCTCTGGGGTTTGCAGACGGAACGTTTGGAAATTTACCGTTGGGCAAATTTCGAGT